TTTATTCCGTGGTTTAAAACTGTGGAGTACCAAAGAGAAGTGCCAGAAGAGTTTGAATTAACTTTTGAAGAAAAAGATTACAAAGAAAAATATGAACTAACAGATGAACAAATTTACTGGAGACGGTTAAAAATCGTTGAAGGTGGAGTAGACAAGTTTAGGCAAGAGTACCCTGCTAACGCAGAGGAAGCTTTCCTTGTATCTGGTTCTTCTGTGTTTAACCCAGAAAAGATTAACTCTTTCCTACCAGTACAACCAATTGCTCTCAGATTATATAATGAAGAACTAGGTTCTTTTGATGACAGCCCGAGGGGTAATCTTGAGATATGGATACCACCAGACTGGAAAGATAACTATATTATCGGAGCAGATGTTGCTCTCGGTGTTAAACAGGATTACAGCACAGCTATTGTGTTAAACACACAGGGACACATTTGTGCTATGTATAGAGACAACACAGTAGACCCTACACTCTATGGTGAACATTTGTTTTATCTTGGTAGATATTTTAATAATGCTTTGTTGGCAGTAGAATCAAACAGTATGGGTGTTGCAACTCTGCAAAGACTCAAACAAATGAGTTACATTAACATGTATTATGAAACTAAAGCGGCAAAGTTAAGTTCTGAAGAAGGACAGACACCCGGATTTAGGATGACACATGGTAGTAAGCCTAGAGTAATCGGACAGTTAAAGAATGCGGTTGAGGAAGAAGATATTTGGATTCCCTCCAAGACTATACTATCTGAAATGAAAACTTATATATCTACTTCTTCTGGTAAAACAGAAGCTATTCAGGGTAGGAACGATGATACTGTTATGGCCCTTGCTATTGCTTGGGAAGCATACAGAACTAACATCGATAAGTTATCAAGTCAAAAGGTAGATTGGAGACAAAAGAATTTTGTTAATCGTAATAATGAGGAATGGATTTAATGGCCAAGACAAGTAAACAAATAGAAGAGATCAGACAGCGCATGATGCAAGATCCTCGTCAGGCTAACTTTGCTGAAAGCATGATTGACCCTAATACAGAGGAAGGTCAGGAAAAAATTAAAAAGTTTCAGGCGGCAGGGGTTAAAGCTGCTGCAGAGGCACGAAGACAAAAAAGAGAAAGAGATGCACGTATCGCTGCCAAGGCTGCTGAAATGGCAGAAACCCTGGAGGCAATTAATTCTGTAGCTCAAGATCCCCTTGATATAATGAAATTGTTAATGCATGAAGCAATGGAAGAGGGTGATAGAGAAGAAGCATTTAAGATTGCTAAAGAGCTAGGCGAGTATAAAGCGCCTAAGAAAACTAGAGTTGAATCTGTTAATACAGACAGAGCTAGTGCTGATCTTAGTGTAGAAGAGCTAGAGGAACTAGCACAACTTAAAAGAGACTTGGAGGATAACTAATGGCTATTTACAAACCATCGAAAGGTGTAAAACAAAAGAATGGTAAAGTTTGGGACCCCACTCTTAAGTCAAAGAACTCCGCTACCTATGCTAGGGCTAACGAAGTAGAAACTAAAGAACCGGAGCTTGCTCGTGCTCACCGTGAAGAATGGCGGAAAGAGGGTAAAGACGGGCTGCACAGCTGAACCTCATGCTGTCCTTGGGTCCTGGGGTACCTGTGGTTCAAAAACCCCAAATAATTATATACCCATGTGGGTTTGATTGATAGGAGGCCTATATGGGCGATTATATGACAGGTTACCGAGAGAAGGTAACTGATGAGCAGCTGATAAGTTTGGTTTCCACAGGAGTATCTAATTCAGTTGGTGACTTCTTAAACTCTTCTGAACTATCAAATGATAGACTACAGTCTACTTATGAATACGCAGGGCTTCCTGCTGGCCACCTAAGACCTAATGGTGTGTCTAAAATTGTATCTTCAGATACCACAGAAACTATTGAGGCGTACCTTGCAATTATTTCAGAACTTATGTTTAACAATAACAGGCTGGCAAAATTTAAGTCCTGGTCAGCTTCACCAGCCGCTATCGCTGCAGCTAACGATGCTTCTGACCTGGTAAACTACACTATCTTTAAAAAGAATAACGGGTGGGAGTTACTCAATACGTGGGTTAAGTCTGCCTTGTTGTGGAAAAACTCTGTTATCCGTTGGGATTTTGTAGAGGACATGTCTACTAAATTTGAGGAGTACGACTCTCTTACAGAGGAAGCACTAGACCTTAAGCTGGCAGACAAAGACGTTGAAGTGGTGGGTGAATTAAATTTTAACCCTATGACTAACACTTACGAAGATGTAAGACTAAAAAGATCTTATGATATGTCTCGTGTTAAGATTGAGAATGTACCACCAGAAAACTTTCTGATCTCAAGAGATGCGAGCAGCATTGAGACCGCAGCATTTGTGGGCATTCAAGTAGAAATGTCACGTTCAGATATCCGTAAGATGTATCCTGATATTGCAGAAGGCCTTGAAGATTGGTCGGTACTTCCTACTACTTCCGAAGATCATACTGTATATTCTCATGACGTAGCAGTACGTAAAAGAATTACGGGGCAATCTTACTGGCAAGGAATGACAGATGCGGATGATGCTCTTGAAGCTAATCGTAACGTAGCAGTAACAGAATGCTGGATGGAAGTAGACCGGGATGGTGATGGTATTGCAGAGTTGAAACACTTCATTGTGGCCGGAGATATTATCCTGCACGAAGAAGATTGTAACTATGTTCCTCTTGCTTCTCTCAGCCCATTTGAAATTCCATACGAATTCTTTGGTTTGTCTGTAGCAGATATGACAAGGTCAACCACCCTTACCTCCACTGCAATCCTGCGTGGTTTTGTTGAGAACACCTACCTTACTAACTATTCTCCTAAGCTGGCAGACCCTAACGTAGTAGACTTTTCTGCACTGCAAAATCTAAGACCCAAGCAAATTATTCCTACAAACGGAAATCCGCAGGGGGCAGTATCTGATCTACCTCCAAGCCCTATTAGTGCTGGTACAGTTCCTCTGTTACAACACTTACAAGTTCACAAAGAACAAGCAACAGGTATGTCTAAAGCTGCACAAGGGCTTAATGACGAGCTCTATGTTTCAGGTAACAGTGAAATGAAGCTTAGCCAAGTAATGAATGCAAGTCAAAAACGCATTCAACATATCGCTCGTAAATTTGCAGAGGGCGGATTCAAAAGACTATGTGATGGTGTATTTAAAACTATACGTGACAACATGGATGAAATTACCATCATGTCTGATCGTAGAGGAGAAATCCTTGATGTAGATTTAAAGAACCTTCCAGAGTGTATTGAGCTTGAAGTAGATGTTAACTTGGGTGAGAACTCTAATGCTAACAAAAGGGACAAGTTAATGCTGGTTGCTTCTCAATTAGTTCCTATGCTTAAAGAAGCAGGAGCAGGAAGTATGATTAAACCAGATGCCATTGCAACTATTGCTTTTGACCTACTCAATACTCTAGACTTGAGACCTGAAAATTATTTGAGGGATCATACTACAGAAGAGTTTATTAAAGAAGCAGAGCAATTACAGAAAACCGCAGCCGAACAAGAGGCTAAGATTAAAGAGATTAATAACCGTGTTGAAGAATCTAAAGCTAAACAAGCAGAAGCTAACTCTGTTTATACTAAAGTTCAAGCAGATAATTCGCTTCAAGATAACATTAGGCAAACAGCTATTGCGCTTGATCGTCACAATCAAGAATGGGCTCGCCTTACAACTGCCGCCATTAAAGCGGAAGTTCCTCCTGAGCATTTACCGACTCCGGGAGATATGGACGAAATCATGATGAAAGCTGCTGAGATAGTTAAATCTATTGAAGCTGCTCCATCAGGTAACGATAACCAATCACTAGATGAAATGGTTAAGAAAATGGGAATTGATCCTGCTCAAGCAGCTCAAATCCTACAACAAGCTATCGGAGGAGGTGGGCAGTAGCCCCCTCTTCTACCGCACCTCTACCCGAAAGGATGATGTGTTTATAAGGTAAATTATGGAAAAGTACAGAGAATCAGGTGAGAAGAGGATGACCAAGAAGGTGCATCCTGATCGTTTATCACAAATTGCACTACAAGAAGCAGAGTTTGCTGCACACACTCGTAATAGCTTCTTTGATTCAGCCTACGGAGATATCCTAGTAGATTTCTTTATTGAGTGGCTGAAAACAGAACCTCACGAAAGTAAAAGTCGAGAGCACTTATATGCTTGTTCTATGGCGCTTGGAAGCGTTAAAGAAAAGTTAATTAGTATCGAGACTAAAGGACGTAATATTCCTATTATGGAAACGTTAGGTGAGGACAAAAACAATGATTAGAAGCAGTAGAGAATCAATAGATAAAGTAGTGAGTAACATTGAATCTTCAATTGACTACTTTATTAACCAACATATCGCAGACATTAATGGTTCGGCTCGTATTAGAAACGACGCCAACATTGTACGGGGCCTGGTCGAATATCGAGCTGCCTTGCTTAGTCTGCAAGAAGAGTATACTCCTAAAAAGAAAAGAGGTAATCCCAACTTTGGGAAAGATAACCCCTATCTTAACAAAACGGAGGACAATGAATAATGGCTGAAGAAAATAATTCTACCCAAATGGATGACGTATTAGATAACAGCGGTTCTGAAGATCAGATGCTTGCCGACATTCTTAGTAGATCGGAAATACTCCAGGAAGCTGGTGTAGTTCCTTTCCCAGAAGAATCTCAACCCGAGCCTGAATTGATGGACTCAGAAGAAACAGGAACAGATGAAGACCTTGAAGACCCTGTAGATTCTGCCGAATATGAAGATGATGTTGAATCAGATGATGAAGAAGAGGAAGACAGTGAAAAGGAAAACGGAGATGCTGAGGCTACCGAAGTTGACACTTATGCACTGGATGACTTGGAAGACATTATGGTTACCCATAAAATTGATGGAGAAGAAGTTACTTTACCTCTATCAGATTGGATTGCTGGTTCTGCTACCAAACAACATCTCAGCAAACAAGGTCGTGAAATTGGGGAGGCTCGTAAAGCTTTAGAGCAAGAGCGTACTCAAAAACTAGGTGAAATAGAAAACTTAGCAACAATTGTAGCTAACGAAGTTTACACTGAAGAAATGAATCATCAGAAAAAGTACCATGATATCTCTCAAAAGCTAGCAACAGCGCAAAGAGAAGGGGATACTTATGAGATTGGTGAACTACTTCAGGAACAAACTAAGGCTCAGACTGAATATTGGAATGCCCGTAACAAGAGAGAAACACTCGCAACTCAGGTACAACAACAGCGGCAGCAACTACAACAACAGCAATTTGAAGAATCAGTTAAACACTTTAATGATACTATTACTGAGATTATTCCTGACTGGAACGAGACTATTCAACAATCTGTGCGTGAATTCGCATTGGAAGAAGGCTTGCCTGAAGAATTAGTTAATGTAGTATCAGATCCTCAACTAGTAAAATTTGTGGATGAGTTTAGACGATTAAAGAAAGGTATTGAAAGTGGCGCTAAAAAGCGTGCTAAATTACCTGCCAAGAAAATGCCTGCTAAGAAAGCTCCTTCACCAACTAAACGTAAACAAAACAAGGAAGCAACAGTTAAAGCTCGTGCATTCAAGGAGAATGCTTCTCCCGAGGATCAAATCGAGTTTTTGAAAAAGTTTGCTCCCACACGATAAGCCAATATTCGGCTAATATATAGGTATAAATAAAATGGCAACAGGACGTTATGGCACTTCAGGTGCATCAACACAAGCGGCTAACGCAGTAGGCAACCGCTTTCCTTCCGGCGCATCAAGCGCAGCAGTCTCCGAAAAAGAGGATCTGGCAAACTTCATCTCGATGATTACTCGTGATGAAACACCTTTCATGTCTTCTATCGGCAAAACAAAAGCTACTGGTATTTACCACGAGTGGCAAACAGACGAGCTCAAAGCTCCAGGTAACTCTCGTGTTGCACAAGGTGCTGACTTCGATGCAGTTACTCCAGATGGCCGCACCACTACTGGTGGTGATCACGGTGCTGGTGGCGGTGTAGTCCTTGCAGACGCTGATCGTAACCGTTCACGTCTTGGTAACTACACACAGATCAACGCTAAAACAGTTGCAGTATCCGGCACTAAACGTGCAGTAGACCAAGCTGGCGTTGCAGATGAGTACGCTTATCAGTTGAAAAAGCGTGGCACAGAAATGCGTCGTGACGTTGAGGCTGACTTGATTCACTCGCTGAACGTATCTACTCCAGGCTCCGCATCCACTGCAGGTACAATGGCTGGCGTATTCTCTTGGGCTTCCAACGTTGTTAACGTTGCCTCCACAGATGCGGTAAACACAGCTGCTCGTATTTCTAACGCAGGTGTTACTACTGCAGAAGCAGGTATTGGTTCTAACAACTTCTCAACTGAATCCACAACTTCAAACGTAGGTGAACTTGAGTTGTCTCATATTGATGAGATCATGCAAACAATCTACGAAGCTGGTGGTAAGGCTACTCGTGTAATGCTCTCACCAAAGAACCGCCGTACATTCTCTGCAAAAGCGAATGCTACAGGTTCTAACGTACGCCGCAACATTGATGAGTCCGGTAAACTTCGTCAAGCAGTAGACATTTATATGTCTGACTTCGGTGATGTTATGGTAGAGCCTAACTACATCATGGGTCTTGCTGCATCTGCAACAGGTACAGGTGGCACTTCTGCTGATGCAGTATCTATTCAAGATGCTTTTGCATTGGTATACGATCCAATGTGGTTCAAAATGGCTACTCTTCGTCCAATGCAGGAAGTTGACGTAGGTCAAAACGGTGACTCCACCGTAGGTATGTTCGTTGAAGAGACTACTCTTGAATGTTCTAACCCTAACGCTTGGGGTGTAATCGCTAACATCGGCGCTTAAACTTAGGAAAGGGGGCACCTTCGGGTGTCCTCTTTTACTATAGGAGTAATCAATGCAAGTTAAAATTACAGCTAACGCCAATGCACTAGTGCTTGGTACTGATACCCTTATTGCTGCAAACAATGAGCTTTATACTAAACTAGAAACATGCCATGCAGAGGTAGATCCTTCTACAGGAAAAATTGTTAAGATACATTTAGATCGCCCAGGAAATAACCATTACGATGTAGTAATTGGAACTACTGCAGGGACAGTATATAGAGTACAAGTGGGAGAAATTACAACAAGCGGAGGCTTTTGTACATATTTAGACTCTCTATAAATTAAGGAAACAGCATGGCAAAATGGACACACTCCTCAGTAACAGGAGACCTTACAGGTCAATTAATTACTGATACTAATGGTGAAAATATTTGGAAAGTTGAAGGCAACATTTCAGACACCATTGAAGAAGTTAAAAAAGAAAAAGAAGCAGGACGTAACAGGAAGTCACACTATCAAAAGATGTGTTCTATTCCTAACGTAATTGTACTAGAGCTTAATACAAAATATAACCTGGATATACTAGATCCAGAGTTTATGCATGATCCTGCTAAGAAAAAGAGATTGGTTTATTTGTTGAAGACAGAATATCCAGATTTACTAGTAATGACATAGAGGTTTATTATGGCTACATACGTAGAATTTGTAGGATCTGGTGATTTCACTGGTGATAACGCAGGAATGATTAGGGACTGGGCTAACAGAGATGTTTCAGTTCTTTCTAACTCAGTGGTAACCCGGTGTTTCGAGTATGGAGCCGATAAAGCTTACAGAACGCTACGTGTACCTCCACTAGAAATTACTAAATTATATGACGTAAACGGAACACAAGAAGAAATAGATGCCGCAGGGGCATTTGACACTCCAGACTTGGGGCCAAGTGCTTATCAAGGTGGCAGTGTACTTACTATGCCAACTCCCAATGATTTAATTGATATTGTATTTATACGTAACGCTAACACAACAATTAAAAACCCAGGTATTGTATATAACGAAAAAGTAGACGTTAGAACCTTTAATGATGGTTATAGCCAGACTAAAGATTTTAACTTTTATACCAGAGTAGGAAACAAAATAAAACTTCACGGCAAGTTTGCTAGGGGAGATGTATTAGAAATTCATTACTACAGACGTCTACCTGCACTCAATGCTACCTACTCTGCTACTTACAATAACTGGAAAGCAGGACTGGGTACCTTGAGTGTTAATGGAGTTCCGACTACCTACTCTGCTTCTGCAGACAAGACAGAATCCTTTTTTAATGCTAGAAGCAGTGGACCTGTAGTAGTCAATGGGATTAGGGTAGATGCCGTTGCCCTTGGTATTTTAGAAGCAGCAGCAGATATTTCTGAATCAGTAGCCTTGTTTGAAACCGCAACTATCGATGGGCGTATGTTGGGAGATATAGACAATAATGGCTTAATAGGAACATTTGACGCCTTGAGTTACACTAAGTGGTATCAGGGTGTTTCGCAACTTCAAGCTTACAATGACTATATAGTGCAGGTACTTAACCCTTATATCCTTGCTAACCCAGTCACCTACGCGGCCTACATAGATAATGGATCTACCAACTGGGTAGGTAATGAAGCCGAACACTGGTTGCGGGACGAGAATGAAAGAATAGTACTTTTCGGAGCACTACTTGAGGTATTTATCTACCTTAACGATAACGAAGAAATAAAAAAGTACCAAGAATTATTTAATCAAGAACTAGAAGAGTTAAACAAAGAAGAGCTGATTCGTAAAACAAAAGGCGGAAACTTAGCAATGTCATTCGCATACGATAACTTGCTGTAGAGGAGTGTACAATGGGATTTAGAGATTCAGATAATATAATTGAACCTGTTGACGATGGGGGTAGCTTTGATACTGATAGTAATGCAAACTCTGTTACTTCTACTAGTGAGTCTGCTGCAAATGCTTTGCTTGCTGCAAGCCATGCGGAAGCCGCTCTTGCTGCTAAAATAGCGGCAGAGTTAGCAGAAACAAATGCTGAAACAGCTGAAACAAATGCTGAAACAGCTGAAACAAATGCTGAAACAGCTGAGACAAATGCAAGTACAAGCGCAACTAATGCCGCTACATCAGAAACAAATGCTTCTACTTCAGAAACAAATGCGGCTGCAAGTGCTTCTGCCGCTGCTTCTTCGGCAGCAGAGGCTCAATCTTCTGAAGATGACGCGGAAGTATCAGAAACAAATGCAGCTAACTCTGCAGCTGCTGCTCTTGTTAGTGAAAATAATGCAAGCTCCTCTGAAACTAATGCGGCAACAAGCGCAGTAACTGCAGCTACTCAAGCAGGAATCTCAACAACCAAAGCAGGGGAAGCTTCTGTAAGTGCAGCTGCTGCTCTTGTTAGTGAAAATAATGCAGGCACTTCGGAAACAAATGCTGCAGACAGTGAAACTAACGCTGCTACATCAGCAACCGACGCTGCTGCAAGTGAAACTAACTCTGTTACATCAGCAACTAACGCTGCTACCAGTGAAACTAATGCGGCTAATAGTGCCACTAGCGCTGCTACTTCAGAAACTAATGCAAGTAACTCTGAAAGTGCAGCATCGACAAGCGAAACTAATGCTGCTACTAGCGAAACAAATGCTGGCAATTCTGCTACGGCAGCTGCAACATCTGCCACTAATGCAGCTACTTCAGAAACTAATGCAGCAAACTCTGCGACAGCAGCAGCTACTTCAGAAACTAACTCTGCAAATTCTGCTACTGCTTCTGATACAGCTAAAACAGCGGCTCAAGCTGCTCAAACAGCTGCAGAGACTGCAGAAACTAATGCGGAGACAGCCGAAACAAACGCAGGTAATAGTGCTACTGCGGCGGCTACTTCCGCTACTAACTCAGCTAACTCTGCAACAGCGGCGGCTAGTTCTGCTTCTGCAGCATCTACTAGCGAAACTAATGCTGCAACTTCAGCTACTAATGCGGCTACTTCAGAGACTAATGCAGCTACATCGGAAACCAATGCTAGTAACTCTGCTACTTCAGCTAATAACAGTGCTACTGCAGCTCAAACAGCGCAAGCTGCGACTGAGCTAGTATTTGATAACTTTGATGATAAATTTTTAGGAACTAAAAGTTCTGATCCAAGTGTTGATAATGATGGAAACGCCTTAGTAGAAGGTGCCATGTACTACAATAGTAGTAGTAATGCTATTAAGTTTTATAATGGTAGTTCATGGGAAGCACCTAGTGTTGCAGCCTCTAACAGCGCTACAGCAGCGGCTACAAGTGCCACTAATGCAAGTAACTCTGCAGGTGCAGCTTCAACGAGTGCTTCTAATGCGGCTAATAGTGCTACTAGTGCTGCTACTTCAGAAACTAATGCTGCAAGTAGTGCTTCCGCTGCTTCTACAAGTGAAACCAATGCAGCCACCAGTGCTACTAACTCAGCTAACAGTGCTACAGCCGCACAAACAGCAGAGACCAATGCTGAAACAGCACAGGCTGCTGCTGAAACAGCTGAAACCAATGCGGAAACAGCACAAGCTGCTGCTGAAACAGCGGAAACCAATGCAGAAACATCGGAAACTAATGCCGCTGCAAGTGCATCTACAGCCTCAACGCAGGCTGGCATAGCGACAACTAAAGCTGGAGAAGCATCTACATCAGCCACTAACGCTGCTACATCAGCAACTAACGCTGCTACCAGTGAAACTAACGCTGCTACATCAGAAACTAACGCTGCTACCAGTGAAACTAATGCTGCTACATCAGCCACTGCTAGTGAAGCATCTAAGGTGGCTAGTGTTAATGCGCAGGCCGCGTCTGAAACTGCGGAGACTAATGCCGAAACAGCACAGGCTGCTGCTGAAACTGCGCAAACTGCGGCTGAAACTGCTGAAACAAACGCTGCTACCAGTGAAACTAATGCTGCAAGCTCTGCTTCATCTGCATCGACTGACGCTGGAACGGCTACAACTAAGGCCGGGGAAGCTGCCACCTCTGCTACTAACGCAGCTGCCTCAGCTTCTACGGCAACAACTAAGGCTTCTGAAGCATCTACTTCCGCTTCTAATGCGGCTACCAGTGAGACCAACGCGGCTACCAGCGCTACCAATGCGGCAACTTCTGAAACAAATTCTAGCAATAGCGCTACAGCTTCGGCAAGCAGTGCTTCTGCAGCCTCTACTTCTGAGACTAATGCGGCAACTTCTGAAACTAACGCGAGTAACAGCGCTACAGCGGCAGCTAGTAGTGCTTCTGCGGCTTCTACTTCAGAGACCAACGCAGCTACTTCAGCTTCAGGAGCCGCAACTTCAGCCACTAATGCTTCTACCAGTGCTACTGCTGCTCAGACTGCCCAAACAGCAGCAGAAGCAGCCTTAGATAGCTTTGATGACCGTTACCTTGGTGAAAAGTCTTCAGACCCAACCGTTGATAATGACGGTGATGCTCTTATAACAGGTGCCTTGTATTTTAGCACAGGCGGTGGCTCACTTAAAGTTTATGACGGTACTCAGTGGAATCCAACAGCGGCTACAACAGAGTCTATTCAAGATGTTGTTGGAAGTTTAATCACTGGAACAACAGGGGTAAGCGCAACTTATAATGATTCAGGTAATAGTTTAACTATTTCAGGTACAGCGGCAACTACTTCTGCAGCAGGTACGATGTCTGCAGCTGATAAAACTAAACTTGATGGAGTTGAAGCCTCTGCAACAGCCGATCAAACTGCTGCTGAGATACGCACTCTTGTAGAGTCTGCTACAGACAGTAACGTCTTTACTGATGCTGATCATACTAAACTTGGCGGTATTGAAGCAGGAGCAACTGGCGATCAAACTAACGCTGAAATCAGAGCGGCAGTAGAAGCAGCTACAGATAGTAATGTATTTACAGATGCTGATCATACTAAACTTAACGGTATTGAAGCAAGTGCTGATGTTACAGACACAGCTAACGTTGTTGCTGCGCTTACTGCTGGTACTGGTGTAAGCATTAGTGCGGCGGGTGAAGTTGCGGTTACTGTTAACCACGATAATCTCGCAGGTTTCGTAGCCAATGAACATATTGATTGGACTACTGATCAAGGCGCTACTAACATTCACAGTGGTAACTATGTAAACACTGTTTATACACACCCAACACACCCAGGTGATGATGCGGCTATCGATACAGGTGCTTTAACAGGTGCTACAGTTATCTCTGACCTTGACCTAAATATCACAACAGATACTCAAGGACACGTTACAGACGCTAACGCAACAGTTGCAACACGTACAATGACACTTGCTGACCTAGGTTACACAGGTGCTACAAACGCCAACAACTCCACACCTAACGCTACTCACACAGGTGAAGTAACAGGTTCTGGTGCACTGACTATTGCTGACAACGTTGTTGACGCTGGTAACTTAAAGGTTACAGGTAACGGTACAACATCTCAGTTCCTACGTTCAGACGGTGACGGTACCTTTACTTGGGCTACTCCAACAGATACTAATTACAGCTCCGGTGACTTTAACCATGATAGTCTTTCTGGCTATGTCGCT